TCCTTTCTCACCAGTTCGATTCAGAACTATGCTATCAGATAGCGGAAGATTTCGGTTATGCCGAGATCGTTTGGTATGCTCTTAACGGAAAGAGAGTTGTTGAGGGATCATACGGAGATCCCAAACTAGTTGGCATCTACAACTAGGGGGGGTTATATGAGTTACTTCAAACACGTTCAACTACATGAGTATGAACTCACCAACGCAGGTATATCACAGGCGTGCTATGATGAATTAGTTGCATCAGGCAACAACTCAACAGAAGAGCAGTTGAGAGCATTGGCAGACATTGAGCGAGAAAAGTTCAAGGACTGGATGCGACCTCTTTTCGCATAGGGGGGTTATATGGATACGGGGTTATATCGTGACATAGTATATACAGAGTATATGCTTGAGCATGACCTGACATGGGAGGAGATGATGGAGCAGCCTCATACAGATGAGATGCTCAAGCGTGTTGCTCACATGGAGTGGCAGGATGAGCAGCGTGCAGCATGGATGAGTGGAGAGTCACCACAGTACACAGTGCCAGAGGATTGTCCTTTCTGATGTGTGGCAGTGCCACCCTCGACAGCACATTGCGTTGGAGCATCTAGTGCAACTGAGAACATGTAAGACCACACATCTCTGGATCGCATAAGACTTTCAAGGTGAGCGATGCACTGCTCTTTAAGTCGAACTTAAGCAGCGATCCAGTCCTTACCCAGTTCGCGTGGCGGGGGGTCGTTATAAGGAGTCCCAGAGACGACAATCTATAAAGTATGGGAAACGCGAGCGAAAAAATAAAAAAAATTTCTAGTAAAAAATGCCACAGGTAATTTTTGAAACAAAGGATTGGTCTACGATAGTATTCCTCTTCACAAACATAGATGAACCAAATCATAATGGTAAGGCAATGACTCGTGCTGCCCTCAGAGAGTTTATTGCAAGGCAACCTGTAGATAGTTGTGTAGAACCTATCAACGTCCATTGGAATAAATCTGACACCCACACATATTGTGTTGTAGCATGTTCTAGAGAACGTGTTGGAGTCGATATTGAATATATGAAGAAACGTCCTTTTGAAAAAATTTCTCGGAGGTATTTTGACCCTACAGAGGTTACTGATGATATGGAAATATTCTTTGACATCTGGTGTCAGAAAGAAGCATACACTAAATGGAAGAAGGAGAAGATTGCAGACAATATGAGAGGAGTAGTTACAAGACCTATGATACCTTTAGAGAATCTACCAGATAACGTTGTTGGATATCTTTGCACTTGACAATGTGTTGAAACTCTGATACAATAAATACTACACAATCCTTTTCTCTTATGCGTTACGTTCTTTTTGACGACCACTTTGATGAGGTCGGCACATATGATTCTATCTACGAGTTACGTAAATTCCTTTGTGATAGAAAGTATGAAACAGATTGCGATAAGGATATAGGAGACACTTTTGATTATATTAAACATATCAAATGGCACTTTGATATTAAACAAGACTAGGAGGAACAATGTCAGGAGATTACTTTTCACATACAGATAGAAGGTATGATGAGATAATAGAGAGGTTAGAGGCTTTAGAGAGAAAAGTATCTAATTCTAAACTCATGATGAAGAGAACTTTAGATGGTGAGTATGAGAGACTCGTTGATGTTGTTGTCGAGCATGATAGAACTATTACTGAGATTGTAGAACATACTGTCGGAACTCTGACAGAAGGCGATGATACGAATTGGTAAGAAAATACTTGAAGGACTGATCCTAGCAGGAGTCATCATTGGATTCGGAGTGATATTCCTGTTTGAGGCATTGGATCTATTTCTAGTGCGACCAATATATCAGAGATTGTTTAAAAAGAAAAAACCGCGTCGTACCCCGCGTAGGTCTCTAAATAGATAAGAGATATATCATAAAAACTATGCCCGCTGTCTCAAGAAAAGGTGATTCCCTTAGCACAGGTCATGGGTGCGTCGGGTCGACCACCCTGAGCACGCCTGGTCAGTCAACTGTCAAGGCAGATGGAATCCTTATCGCAAGAGTAGGAGACCCAACCGTATCTCATGCCTTTCCACCCGATCCACCATGTGCTCCACATGTTGCTTCGGTAAATGCAGGATCCCCTAATGTATATGTGGAAGGTGTTAAAGTTGCTCGTATTGGCGATAGTGCTGATGCAGGAGCAATGACTGGGGGAAGTCCAACCGTATTCGCAAATGGAAATTAATTTATGGCAATGACATGGAACACTGGAAACAGTATTGAATCGAAACCAAAGAAAACAGCACAGGGTCGTGGTCAACACACGAAGTATAGTGCTACATCACGTAACAAAGCAAAGAAGAGGTATCGTGGCCAAGGCAAATAGAATAGTTGACGGTAAAAGGAACGCTAACATTCCAGTTGATATGTCTGATCACTTCTACGATCATGGTAATGAGTATTGTAGATACTTAATTACTGATCCTCGTAGTGACAGACAAGGTAAGAAACGTAAACCATTCGAGAAACTAGTATAAATAACAATTGATAAAGAATTGTTTCATTCGGGATGTCTTTGATATCAAAGTCTTTTAGAGACTTTAGCTTAACATTTGAAAAGAATGCTGTGACAAATGATATATTGTCACTTAAGAACGAAGCTGCAATCAAAGAATCAGTCAAGAATATTGTTTTATACAATTTCTATGAGAAACCATTTGACCCATTCTTCGGTGGGAACATAATTGGTTTGTTATTTGAGAACTCTACACCTACCATGGAGTTAGAGGTGAAGCGTAGAATTGAAAGATCTGTTGAAATACATGAACCTAGAGTTACAGCAGTATCTGTAGATGTAGACTTTGAACCTGATCGTAATGAATTGAATTGTCAAATTAACTATTTGATCTTAGGTATCAATCCTAAGTTTGATGATATTACTGTAGCATTCAAACCATAATGGCATTTAATCAAGTTAATGCCCTTGAGTTCAACGAAATCAAGGCACAAATTAAAGAATACCTAAGATCTCAGTCACAATTTAGTGATTATGACTTCGAGGGGTCATCTTTGACTGTGCTTATTGATGCATTAGCATACAATACTTACTATACAAGTGTAAATGCGAACCTTGCAGTTAACGAAGGGTTCCTAGAAACGGCAGTTTTGCGTGAAAACGTTGTAAAACTTGCTAGAATGATTGGTTATACACCAAAATCGGCACGTTCTGCACGCACTATATGCGATATTTCAGTCCAAACAGTATTTCCTTACCCAAAATCAGTCACAATCTCTGCAGGATTGGTTTTAAACTTCACAGGATTGGACAATAACAACTTTGTTTTCTCAATTCCGACTGATATTTCGCAATCTGTGGACAGTTTATCTGGAATTGCAACATTTTCTAACACAGTTTTATACGAAGGCATCTTCTTAAACGATACTTTTGTAAAAGATACGTCACAAAGACAGAGATTTATACTTACAAACGATAGAGTTGACACTACATCTATGATTGTAGAGGTAACTTCTGGTACAATTACAGAGAAATATCTACAAGCAACTGATATTACTAAGATAGATTCCACATCAAAGGTGTTTTTCTTAGAAGAGAGTGAGTATCAGATACCAGAAATACTATTTGGAGACGGTGTTGTAGGTAAAGCACTAACAAATGGCGATGTTGTTAACGTAAAATACACAACTTCTGCAGGAAGAGGAGCAAATGGACTCAAAGTTTTTGAAAATATTGGAACTTTTAGAGATAATAGCTTAAATGCAATAACTTCTGGCATTACAATAACCGCAACTTCGTTCCCAGATGGCGGTGCAGAACCAGAATCTACAGAATCTATCAAATTTGGTGCACCAAAATTCTATTCTGCGTTCGGTAGAGCAGTTTCTACGCAAGATTACGAAGCAATCATACCACAAATCTATCCAAACGTCGCATCTATCGCATGTTATGGTGGAGAAGAAGCGGAACCACCCGAATATGGCAAGGTATTTTTGGCAATCAAACCAAAAAATGCAGATAAATTATCACTTTCAGAGAAAAACGCTGTTTTAAAGACACTTAGAGAGTATTCTATTGCAGCAATTCAACCAACAATCATTGATCCGTCTATACTTTACATAGATTTAACAAGTTTTGTGTATTATAACCCCAATCTTACACGCAGAACTCCTGCAGAAGTCAAGAATTTAGTCATTACTACACTAACCGCACTTAATTCTAGCGGTGAGTTCAACAAATTTGGTGGTAAATTCAAATATTCTAAGGTACAAAACATTATTGATGATGCGGAGAGGTCAATTACCTCTAACATCACTCGTGTTACCATGAGAAAGAACGCAACAGTTGATTTAAACACTCGTGTTAACTACAAAATCTGTTACGGTAATAGAATCAATCAACAAACTTCCACAAATCCCTCTGTTTCATCAGTGGATTCAAGATTGTAGGTGATGATGTAAACACATATTATCTAAATGACGATGGTACGGGAACATTACGTCTGTATTACGTCAAAGGAACTGGTGAGTTTGAGTATGTTGATGGATTATGGGGTTCTGTAGATTATGACATGGGAGATATTGTAATTAATGACTTGATTATACAATCCACAGTTGTGGCAAACAGTACATTGCAAATAAAAGCAACTCCCAAATCAAATGATTTAGTTTCTCTCAGAGAAACGTATATTACAATGGGTATAGATAACTCGGTGATTACTGTAGTAGAAGATACTATCAGTAGTGGTTCAAATATCTCTGGAACAGGAGTAATTCCAGAATCTAGCTATTAATCGAATATGACAAATAGTTCTTGGAGAGTTGGATCGTGGACAACACCTACTACTACGGTTACACAGACACCTGTACCGTCAGAGGTAAGTTCTGAGTCAAGATCCAAAATATCAACAAACATTGCAGGGCAGTTTCCGTCTTTTATAGC